CTTAATTGATAATATAGATGCCAAGATGACCGATGCAAAAGCTGAAATGGGAGGTAGAGCAAAGGCATTGTATAAATATTTCCGAATAAGGAATGAACTTTTCTTTAAACTAGGGATAACCCAGATCTATATTAATCAATTAAGAACTGCTTTAAATGTGGGTTTCGGTAAGGATAATACAACCACTACTGGAGGTGCCGCTCTTAAATTCTATGCCTCCATTAGATTGGCATTTTACTCAGGGAAGACCGTTACAATTAAACATAAATCTAAAGAACGTAAAGTTGGAAAACTCGTAACTATTAGATTACTTAAGAATAAGGTTGCTCCTCCAAGGCCTACTATTTCTAAATGCCCCGTATATTTCAATCCAAAATTCCACGAAGTAGGTTTTGATAGGTGTTATGGACTGGAGGATGTATTAGTAGAAAATGATATTGTAGAAAAATCCTCGGGAGGAGTTTATAAATATAAGGGTAGTACATTATGTCGAGGTGAAGAGAAATTCCAAAAGATGTTAGAAGAAGATGATTCTCTCAGACGCAAATTACTTAGGAAAGCAAATATAAATACGATTGGAACTACTAAAAAGAGGATCCAAGAGTTAAATAAAAATTACTTCCCAGTAGAGGGAGTAGAATACGAATCTTATAATACGGAGGACGAAGAAAATGAAGATGAATAATTCATCGGAAGTTGGAGGTAATCATTATGAAAGGTTTATGATAGAACCCATACATATAATGATTGCTTATAATCTCAACTGGTTCCAAGGAGAAGCTTTGAAATATGTCTCTAGACATTGGTTTAAAGGTAAAGAACAAGATCTTGATAAGGCTTATCATATAATGGAGATGGCTAGGAAGTTAGAACCCATTACCTTTAAGCATAATTCCGATAGTATAGATAAGGGAAGTATATTAAGCGATTATGTAGAACAGTATTGGAGACAAATGCTTATAGATGCAGATTTTGGACAAAAGGAATGTCCAGGTATGTATTGGTTTAATTCTATAATATCCATCATAATGGGTGAGTATAAAATGGCAATGGAAAACATTAAAATATATAAGGAGAAATATTATGGAACCGAAAGTAAAGATTGATCATGGTAGAGAATTGGATGAATTAACTAAGTTCACTAAGAAATTTTTTGATGACCTTCAGGAATATAATAAGGATAAAGAAAATACTCCTAATGAAGCTCATATAATGGTATTAGCTTGTGATAGTATTGGGGGAGCATCCTTCCTAATAGGAGATCCTGATAAATTATCATCTGAATTATTAACCCTAGTAACTAAAAGTAAGGCTTTTGAGGAATTCTTAAAGGTACTTATTTACAAGGTACAACTAATAATATCTACTAGTAATGAGAAAAAAAGTACTGTTGATTGATGGAGAGAATATACTCCATCAATCTTTTCACAAATTCGAAAAATTTAAGAGCACAGATGGAAAACCCTCCGGAGCAATATTTGGATTCTTTAAATCACTCCATATGTACATGGAGAGATTTTATCCTAATTATATCTGTATTAGTTTTGATAATGGGCATTCACCTTATAGATTGGATTTACTCCCAGGTTATAAGAGTCATAGGAAAAATATCTCGGTGGATTATGAATCTCTTCAGGCTCAAAAGGAAATAATAATGAGAATGCTCAAATACTTAAGGATACCTTATGTATTTGATAAGGATAAATCTACGGGATATGAGGGGGATGATTTTATTGCTTGGCTTAGGTACGAAAAGTATGGAGATAGGAATAAGTATACCCAAACTCTAGTAACTTCGGACAAGGATTATAATCAGTTAATAACTAAGGATGTAAGGGTATTTAATCCAAGAAAAAATGAGGTAATAACTATCAATAATTGTAAATCCTTATTTGGATATACTCCTGAAGAAACCATTGACTACCTTTGCTTAGTAGGAGATAGTTCAGATGATATCCCAGGAGTTAAGGGTTATGGGCCTGTTAAAACTAGAAAGTTTCTTGATAAATATTGGTGGGTAGATGAAGCATTTAAAAAGGGAGAATGCTTAGAGATAAAAGAAACATATGAAAGGAATAAGAAATTGATAGACTTAGCATGGTTTATAAATGAACATCCCTTAGATGAAAAGGATCTACCATTACATTACTTAAGTAAGCCCATCAATTGGAAGAAATTCAAAGAAGTATGTATCGAATACTCTTTAGCATCTTTCATGACAGATATATTTATGAAACCTTTTAAAGAATACAACCATGAGTAAAGTAATGTTTGCAGGTGCAAGTGGTACTGGAAAATCTACCCTTGCAGAATGGATTGCTAACGGGGATGAATTATTTAACTCCAATAGTATACCCTTTGTATCCGGTAGTGTATCCGATTTGCTCCCTAAGACAAAAGATATGCCTCATAAGGATATGCTTGCAAGAGATCCTATGGAATTATATCATGAGGATATGCAAATACTAAATCTTAGGCATAAAAAGTTCAAAGAGTATGAAAATTTTGTATCTGATAGATCTTATCTTGATAGTGCTGCTTATTTTCTGTATAAACAAGCCGACAAACAACCCGAATGCGAAGTAGAACATTTCTTGGAATTAAGTAAGATGCTCCTTAATCAGGAATGTACTCATTTAATATTTATCCGATTCCATACTGGTTTATATAAAGAATGGGTAACCGAGGATAATGGAAAAAGAATAGTTAGCTCATTCTTTCAAATGGAAATAAGTGCTATCATGGAGATGATACTTAAGTTATGGGGATTTACTCCAGAGAATCATATAAGGTCATTAAAAGATTCTTGGTTAAAAGCTCCTAAGACTTTGGATTACCCTTGTCCAATAGGTAGTATAAAATCCTTATATGGAGAAACTAAAGTATTGGTATTGGATGAGCCTAATTTAGATTTACGTAAATCAGTAATTGAACTATTCTTAAAAGTATGAAAAACTTAGTAGCATACGTAATATCGGATTTGCATATTAACGACTGGGCTAAGTTTAATGAGAATGATACCAGGACCCATAATCAAATGAGGATCCTGGTATCCTTGTTATCTAAGTCCTATAACGAGAGAGTGCCTATATTATTTTGTGGGGATTTATTCCATAAGCCCGATATGATAAGACCCGAGTTACTCGATTTAATTTTTCAGGATTCCTTAGTAATACACCCAAGGTATATGGGATACCCTATTATGTATGCCATAAGTGGGAATCATGAAATTAACCATATAAGTAAGATTGGAGAACATCCCGTAAGTTGGACAAGGCTATTTACTAAAATGTTTCCTTGGCTAGTATGTTTAGATTATTGCCAATTCCTTATCAAGGATAATATCATGATACATGGGGTACCATATGTAGATCACAATATAGGATTGAGTAAATATCTTAAAGAGATGAAACTGGATCCTAAACAAAAACATATCCTTATGCTTCATACAGATTATCCTGGAGCAAGAGATACTGATGGTAGGGAAGTAGGGTCTGTAGAAAATTTAAATCTCAATGTATTGGATCGATTCGATTTAGTATTATGCGGTCATATACATAAACCCCAAAGATTATCCAAGAAGGTATACATGATAGGTGCTCCTATTCAACAAAGGAGAACTGATAGAGATTGTGATATGGGATATTGGAAATTATACGATGATTTATCCATGACATTTGTGAAGTTAAAAGGGTATCCCAAGTTTATCGATGTGGAATCTCAGGATGAAATTAAGGATGATGGTAATTATTATACTGTAATACCCAAAATTGCTAGTAATCCAGTAGAAACTAAACATAAGATTACTAAGCAATTAACAAATAAAACTCTAGCAAAGAGGTATATGAAGGTCAAAGGCATAAAAGATAAGAACAAAGAACAACTTTTAATTAAGGTACTTAAGGAGGCAGATCAATGATAGAATTTACAAGGTTAGTTACCGAAGGATTTTGTTCAATATACCAAGCAGATATTGCACTGAATCAAAACCAGATAGTATGGATACGTGGTGCTAATGGGGAAGGTAAGGCACAACCCTTAAATGAACCCGTTTTAACTCCTAATGGGTGGGTAGAAATTGGGAAATTAAAAGTGGGTGATGAGGTGATGAATCCTATTACAGGATTGCCCATTAGGATAATTAAAGTAACCGATAGAGGTTATTTGCCCACTTACAAAATAAGTTTTTCAGATAAAAGCCATACTTATTGTGCGGATGACCATCTATGGTCAGTGTATAAATCTGGTAAAACCCAATATAGGCTTAGAGTTATGGATACTAAATCTTTATTGGAGGATTATAAATATGAAAATAAAAGTAAACCAGGTACATATTGTTATAGGTATTCAGTACCTCTAACAAAACCCCTACAATATACTCCAAAAAGTTTACCCATACATCCTTATGTATTGGGCTTTATCTTAGGAGATGGTTGTATATCAGGTAATAAACCCATCGTAAGAATATCTACTAATGAGAAAGATTGGGAAGAAGTAGTTGATAGATTAAAAAGTTATTTACCCGATCCTAAGATGGTTCATATTGGTACTTGTATTAGGGGTACAGTTAGACATTTTAGGATACATGGGTTAGGTAAGGAATTAAAAGAGTTAGGTTTATTGGGGAAAAAATCTTCTAATAAATTTATCCCCGAGATATACCTTAGATCTTCGATAGAGGATAGAAAATATTTATTGGCAGGACTATTGGACACCGATGCTCATTCAGGATCTCCTAAAAAAAGATCTAAAGTATCTTCTTATACCTCTAAATCTCGTAAATTAAGGGATGGTGTAGTAGAATTAGTTAGATCTTTAGGAGGTATATCTACTAAAAATCATCATAGGAGATATAAATATGGTAGGTACACTACCTCTTACGAATGTTCCATAAGATTGGATTATATACCTTTTTTGAGGAAATATAAGTATGATCAATTTGGGGATTTTTATAGAAGGAATAGAATGGTTAATACCATACGTAAAATAGAATATATCGGTAAGATTAATTCTAGATGTATTACAGTGGATTCTCCTGATGGTTTGTATCTCACTAGAAACTACATAGTTACTCATAATTCTTCATTAATCTCCTCATTAGTATGGTGTATATATGGGAAGAACCTAAAAGGTAAATCCCAAGTAAATACCTGGGAAGAATTAAGACCCAAGGATTACAAGGGAACTAAGGTATGTATATACTTCTTAAAAGATAATATACCTTACAATATTATCCGATGCCAAAAATATACATCCGAAATTGAGGATGGTGCAAAGGGAAAGGATAGGGTTTTACTTATAAGGGATGGAGAACTTTTAGACTTAAAAGGTAAATTCTCTATTCAACAAGAGATAAATAAGGTATTGGGATTACCTTATGAGTTATTTATTAATTCGATAGTATTTGGTCAAGGATTAAAGAGATTAATCGAGGAGGATAATTCCAATAAAAGGGCAATATTCGAAGAGATATTTAATCTCAATTTCCTTAATACTGCTAAGGATATAGCCAAAGGTAAAAAGGATGCCATGAGGGAGGGTATACTGGATATGGAAGGAGATCTCAATGTAATGACTGATAAACTGGAGAATTATAAGGAACTCAAGAGGAAACTTAAAACCCAGGAATTAGAGGCTAAGATAAATAGGTCTAGACAAATTACTGAATTAGAATCTACCAGACTAGATTATGCTAAGAAACTTGGAGAAATACAAAGATCACAGAAAGAAGAGGTATTACAAACTTTACCCGTAAGAATAAAGAATACTAATGAACTTATATCTAAGTATAAAAATACTAAAGATCTCTGTGAAGAAACCATAGATATACCTTTGGAAGAATTTATTGATGATATATATAAATTGGTAAAGAACAAAAAATATAGAGAAGCCCTATCATCATTAAAGAAACTTAAGAAAGCTTATAAAGGCATATCGGATTGTGATAAAGAATTATCCCAACTATACGATAGAAAATCTAAGCTAATGGATATCAAGAGTAATTATGATAAGTTAGAAATGAAAGCTACTTGGTATTCCAGAAAAATGGTTGAGATCGATGATGAAATAAGAAAACTCAAAGAAGCTAAATTTGATACCTTTAGTGAGGATTATGAAGGTAAGATATCACATTTAAGAAAGAAGATAAAACCTCTAAAAGCTAAATATGAATCTCAGTTATCAGAATATAGGGATTATCAATGGTTACTGGATGATCCATTGGGTAATAAGGGAATAAAAGCATTTTTATTCGATTCCTCTATTGATCTTATTAATGAGATACTGAACAAGTACGTACCCATATTAGGATTTAAAATAGAGTTTGGAGTTAATCTGGATTCAGCAAGGAAAGATTTTGTTACTACCATAGAAAGAGACGACATTATAATGGAGTATGATGAACTTTCTGGTGGAGAAAAGCAATTGGTAAACATCTCCTTAGCATTAGCTATGAATGAATTACTCACGGTATCTCAGGGATTTAATATTGCTTTCATGGATGAAGTATTTGAAAGCTTGAGTTCAGAGAATATAGAGTTAGTAACTTCACTAATAAGAGAAATATTCAAGGATAAAACCTTATTCCTTATCACTCATCAAAATACTATCCCATTAGGCAATGTAAAAACCCTACAAGTCGAAAAAGTGAAAGGGTTAAGTAGTTACAAGGTACTATAAAGTATTGTATAAAATTACAATACTGATAT